GTATTGCCTTGAAAGCCGTTAGTCGAGATGACTGGTCCGGTAAAGGTAGTATTCGCCATTCGAGAATTCCTCACATGCGAGTTAATTTTGGGGTGTATCTGTCTGCATGTCGTCAGCCGGGACTGTCAGATACACCGGATGACCCCGGTATAGTTACTATACACTATTTCGGACGTAAGTGTGCAAGACTTAAGCAAAAAAAGACCCGCCGGTAGCGGGCGGGTCAAGGTCTCTAAGGGAGATAAATGATATGAAACAACTATCCGGTACTACCATATCACTCAGCATTGTTTTGGTAAATGGTTTTAATCCACCACATAAACATGTCATCCCCTAGGGTATGTTTCATGGTATTCACGCGGTTCGCCACCAACTGTACGTTTTTCCGTGCGTATGGGCCTTGCGGGTTTATACGGTCTATTGAGGCATTGAAATCTTTTTTCTTACCGTCCCCAGCTTTGCCGTCTCTTTGGTGGGTCATAACGACGCCAGATATAGCACATCGCCCCCCTTGTTCGTGCCATAGAGCTATAACGTCTTCTGCGGTCAGGTCAAATTGAACACCCTGCTTGTTTCGTTGGGATTTTAATTGCACGCAAAGGACGTTTAGGAAAGCTTCAGGGCTAGAAGAAGCCTTTTTTGCTCGTTTGGCGAGGATGCAGGTATTACAAACACGGCGTATGCCCCGTGGGGTATGTTCAAACTCAGATATAAGTTTGGTTTCACCGCATTCGGTGCAGGTACGGGTGGTTTCAGATTTGGCTTTAGGCATATACACCCCCTACTAACCAAAAAAGAAAGGGGGCCTAAGCCCCCAATCCTAGTACTGCTTTTCTTCTTAAGAAGAACCGGGCGAACCGAAGATGCCCAGCGGGTCAGATACACCGAAGCTGTAACGCTCACGGGCCTTGTACCGGCTGTTTCCGGTATCGAAATCGGCATCCATTGAGGTTTGCATCGGGGTGCGCACGAAGTGCTTCAGACCGTTAGGTACGTCAGTCATCAAGAACCAAGCGTTGGTATCAGTCAGATAGTGGTTAACAGTGTAACCTTCTGGAATTGAACCGTTTGACTTGATTGCGTTGATGTCGTTATCGGCTGTAGCCACACGCAGCTCAGTATCCAACAGGCGGGTAGCAACGAATTGCAGCGCAGGTGGGATAACCAGCTTACGAGGCTTGGCAGCGATAAGCAGACCGCGCTCATCAGTCCAACCAGCAATCTGAATTACAGCAGCTTCCAGAGAAGTCTCGTTCAGATCGGCGCCGGTAGTAGGACGGTTTGAGTTGGTACCACCAGAAACAAGCGGGTGGTCAGTCGCACACAGCACTTTGCCGTCACCATAGGTGGGGTTACCACTGCCAGTAAACGCAGTATTAAGGATAGCAGCACCCTTAACTTGCTTAGTGTACGCCATTGCACGGGCCAGAGCCTTCGTATAACGAGAAGACAGAGAATCGTAGAGGTTATCTTCGATTGCTTCTTCAGTCAGCGAAAAGCCCATTGCGATTGTTTCGTGGGTGTATCGAGCAGTCCACGCTTCTTGGGCGTTGTCGTAGTCGATGGCGGAACCTTCACCCTTAACAGGTGCAGCGCCAAAGCCGGACAACTTGGTTTCTTCCTCGAAAGAACGGTCAGAAGACTCGGTCTCGAAGATTTCAGCAGCCTCGTCACCATACTTCTCGTATTCGAGACCAAATAGGGCGTTAAGCCCCGGTAATAGCTCCTTAAGGAGTTGCGCTCTTGAAATAGCCATTAGTCAATACTCCTTATATACCGACGTTGTTAGTCATCTGATGTGCGCCGGGGTTGAACTTAACCAGAATATCTGGGTTTGACTCGGTCAAATCAGATACCGCCGCTACAACACGGAATGCGGCAGCAGTGGTTACAGTCGCGCCAACGACAGCAGAAGTGGAGTTACCGGTAGCTGTGTCCCCAGTAGATGTGGTTTGAGCGGTAGTGAAGTACACATTCGCACCAATATCAGACTGGTCCATAGCAGCGTTAGCTTGGCATTGGAACAGCACGTTGGGGTCGTCAACAACGTAGGCTTTGATAGCTCCGCCGTTAGCAGTACCGCTGGGGTAATACTGGGCAAAGATAGTCTGGCCTTGGGCATTGACATATTCACAGCCGACGAAAACGCCGATTGCGCCCACACCACTGGTACCACTAATAGAATTAGAGGTCAGGTCAGCACCTGTACCAGTAGCAAGGGCAATATAACCGTCCGCACCGATGATAACGACTTGGCCATAGAACAGGTTAGTCGCTTCACCCGCAGGGTCGATTAGGTACTGAGTAGTAGCGCCCGCGTAGGGCATACCGTCAGCACGTTTTACAGGCTTAAGCCCGTAAGGGGTTGAAGATGTAGCCATTGTAATAGCTCCTAAAATTTAGTTTCCAGAGCCGAAAGTAACCTTCGTTTTTCTCTCGTGAAACAAGGGCATACGAGGGTCATTCTCGCGCATCAAGTTATTGTCCACGGAGCGCATCTGCGATTCAGTCAGTTGCTGATAATACTCGCTACGCTCTTGGACAAGCTCTTCTGGGGCCTTACACAGCATCAAGCCGCCCACAATAATATTATCCTTAAACCGCGCATCCGCTACGGCATCGGTAAATATCTCGGGGTGGTCCGCCGCTTTTACTGGCTCCCAGCCTTCGCGTATTTTCGAGGAAATATTAGTAGCGTCAGACTGACCATTAGTCGATATACGAACCCAACGGTATACATAACCGTCTTCCGGCGTGGGGTTTGGCAACACTTCAGGTCGCGTCCAAGCCTTTTTACGAACGTCTTTGCGCTCGCGGGTTTCCAGTTCTCTATCAAGTCTATTCTGAGTCATTATTGCTTCCTCATAAGTGCAGCCTGTTGTTTGGCGTAATCTTCCAGCGATACCCCAAGTTTCTTTGCAATAGTAATCTGTGATTGCGTTAACCTAATTTTCTTCGGTGCTGTGCTCCGCGTAGCGGGTGCAACCACGTTACTAGACTTTTTCTGTGGTACCTCTGGTTCATCCTCCCCGTCATCAAACTGTTCGGGGAAGACTTGTCGCATACGAGAATCAATCCTCTCGTAGTATTCATCTGAGCGAGGGTCTACCCCCTCGTTAACTAATTTCGTGTGCAACCCGTAAGCAAAAGCTGTCATTTCGGGGTCGCCTTCTGGTCCGTCTCCAAACCATGTGTTCTCATCCGCCCATTTAACAGCCTTTTCATCACGTTGTATGGTAGGCTGTGGCGGTGCAACTGCTTGTGATTGAACAATATTTTCTTGCTTTTGTAAAGTTATATTTTCTTTAGCAGGAGTAATTTTAAGTTTTAAGCTATTTACTTTATCAGCACGTATTTGCGCCGTGTTTAGAAGCTGCTGAGCTTCAATAATTGCATCGGACTCCCCGGACTCATACGCTTGTTTATATTTTTGTTGCGCAACGGCGAGTTCAGATGCTACTTGCTTTCTAGCAGATTCAATCAACGCATTGTGGCTTTCGTCTGTTTTATTTTTAAGTTGTTGATTTTCTTCTACTAATTGCCTCGCGTATTGCTCTAAAGCCTCACGCTCACGCATCGCCGCTTCTTTGGCTCTACGCTCATCGTGATAAGTCTTAGACAACGCTTTCAGGCGTTTCTGTACTTTTTTGCCGTAGCTTTGCAGCTCATCGTCCGTCACATCTTCTGGCGGAGACGCTTCTTTGCCCCGATCTTCAGGAGGTGTATCGTCTTCCACCTCAATTTCTAAATCACCCGCTTTGATGGTACCCCCATCTTTGCCGGGCTTCTTCATGTCTTCACGACCAACAGCCGCTTCTACTTCTAGGGTGTCGTTATCTTCTTCGGTATCCACCTCAAATTCTGCGGTGGTTTCTTCTTTATCTGGGTCTGGGAAATCAAACTCTACTTGTTGCCTAGGCATTGTTTACTCCTTATGCGCGAGATATAGCTCTCGGGTTTGGGACGACCGCCTGTATCGAATCGTCGTTCATTAGCCGGTACTCTTGCCTGCCTAACTTAAATCGAGTGCCGGTGTTTGCTCGGAACATCACATAATCCCCGGTTTTACACCAAGGTCCTGTGGGGAACCGGTCTTTATCGTTATAGGCTTGTTTGCCCATATCAAGAACTAGCCCAATAGTAGAAAGGATGTGCTCATCACGAAGAGTCTGACTGGACTTAACCAACCCCGAATCCCCGTACGTTTCCTCTACATTAGGTAGTGCTATAAGGACGTGATAGCCCGTTGGTTTGGGTATCGCCTCCTCTAGTTCTTTCTGTTCTTGCTCCTGCTTAGCTATTTGCTCCGCCCTTTTTACTTCAAGCGGGGTAAGCTCAAGTGCTTCAGTCATCGTCATCTTCCATATAGTTGCGGGACAGGTCATTTACTTCTCGGAGTGCGGCGTCTAGGCCCCGTATCACGCCACACACTTCCTTGTACCCGGCAAAGTCTTTAGCCCCACCTGAGTATAAGAAATCTTCGCTAGAGCTTTTCAACTCTGTAAGTTTTTGATTTAGCACGTCAAAGACGGTTTTTGCCATTATCTACCTTGCCCCCTGTAGGGTTTATAGTTTCTTTTCTGGTGCTTGTTCATCGAAGCTAGCTTTATCTCGCCGTTACCGATGCTGGTACCTTTCTTGGCCTTGTGCAAGCGTAGCGCCTGTGCTGCTTCTAGGGTCTTTTTAGCCACGTTGTGACCCCCGTTGCTGAGATTTAGCTAGGTCTAGGATTGCTTTAGCCTCATCCAGATCATTTTTAGCCTGTGCCTGCTCTGTTTGAGCGGCTATGCGCGCAGCCTCAATAGTGGCCGTGTTGTCTGCTTTTTCCTTCTCAAGCTGTAGTTTTGCTGCATCCAGCGCCGCATCTGCTTGGTCTTTCTGGGCCTTTCTTTGTTGTTCAGCAGCTTTAAGCTGCAATTCCGCTTGTTTTTGCTGGAACGCAGGGTCTTGCATCTGCTGTTGGGCTTGTTGCTGGGCTGCTGCGGCTTGTTTTTGTTTGGCGAGTTCTATAGCTGCTTCACTCATCAGCCTAGACAGGTTCTCCTCAATAAGCTCTGGCATCTCCTCACCGGGTTGTGGTAGCGGTGCACCGAGCCTTTCTTCAATTTGCCTTCTGTAGCTAAATGCTACGTGCTCGGCTATATGCGCCTTCAACGCAGCGACCACCTGCTGTGCAGCAGGATTTTGCCCAATAAACGCCGCAATCTGCGGGTCTTGTAAAAATGCCTCATGTGTAGCGATATGCGCGTCATGGTCTTGATAAATAAAGGCTTTTACTGGTTTACCTACTAGGACGTTCATGTTCTCGCTAACAGGGTCCGTAGGCTTTATGTCGTCCTTAGTCGGTACGAGCTTGTCGGCGTTCTTAATACCTAAGACCTCGATCATCTGGCGATGAAGCTGCGGGAGGTCGTAGATTTGTGGGGTAGCCTGCGCCATCTGCAACACGGTTTGGTACTGGACCACACGCTGGGCCATCGTGCTGCTGTTGGGATCGCTGACGGGAATTACTTCCACCATGGCGTAGTCGACGCGGCGGGCGCGGGGTTCACCACGGTCAGGCATGTACATGTACTCTTCCGGAGCGTACTCAGCAATGATAGCCCGCAGGAGTTTGAACTCTTGCTTCATCGCATAATGTACTCTGGACTGCACAGCAGCCATTGGCTTGAGCGTACGCTCAAGAAGAGCAAGCGTTGTTCCGACAGGCGCGTTGGCGCTCATGTCAGAGATGTTCATATCCGAGATTGCCCCCAAACGTCGGCCTTCTTCGGTGATCTGCTTCAATAACGCAAGAAGTGTCTGGCTAGGCTCCTTGTAAGGGAGGGGCATAATGTTATCGCGGATACTACCGGAGGGCACATCTACATCACGGAACTCACCGGGGCCGATAGGTGTGTCATCGCCCTTGACTCGCAAGCCACGAGATTTAAGTCCGCCGGGCAGGTTAGATAGGCTTCCAGCATCAACGAGCTGACGAATGAGAGAAGTACCAGCTTTAGCATAGCCGCCAATAATGTGGATGAGTCCAAGTCCATAGAATCCAAAGCCGGGAACATAAACATAATGTACAAAATGTTGACGTTTTAGTGTCAGAGGGTCGTCAGGGTTCCAGTTGCGGCGGATGGCCAAAACTTCCCCAGTGCCCTTCTCAATAGTAACCACGTAGGGTTTAGCGATATTTAGCTCGTCTTCTTCCGCTCCATCAACACCGTCAATAATCAGGTCAGCATGGACCTCAAGTATCGCGTAGCGGTCGTCTGAAGTAATGGACACGCCAGATTGCTCGGCTTTTGCCTCCTCAATATCGCTGAAAAACGACACCGGGTCGCCCAGCTCTATCTCTCGGTAAAACCCAGCAGCCTGTAGTTTGACCAGCTCGTTCTTGGTCTTACGCATTACGTGTGTAACGCGCTCTGCGGACTCAATATTAGAGGCTCCATAAGGCACAATTACATCTTCGGCTGGGATATACAAAGATACTTGGCGACCAATATTTGGGTCAAAATACACCTTTTTGAAGGCTGAACCGGCCAATCCAAGGCTATACAGCATCCTTTCGTGCTCGGGGCGGTACTCCACCATGACCTCAGTCAGCTCGTAGTTCATATCCGCCCTAACGCGGAGGGCGGCATCTTCCTTCTCTTTGGTAATCTCGCCAAGAATCTTGGTCTTGACAGGACCGGCGGCGGGGAAAGTCTCACTCATAGCCTCCGCTTGGAACCGGATTGCCGCTTCGGCCAGCACATTACTGTACACACCACAGGCGTTTTCCCAAGGCTCAACCCTTTCCTCGTAGTTAAACCCTACAACTTCCAAGCCCTTAACGTAGGTATCAGCCCATTCTTTACGGGAAGCTATGTCAGATTCGACATAACCAACCAAATCACTGGCAATCTCGCGGAGTTGCCCATCGTCGAGGTATTCGGCTAAGTTCGCATCGAACGGCGCAGTTTCTAGGGTTTCGTCAACTTCTTCGCCAAAGCTAATCTCGATGCTGCCATCCTCAAGTTCAACCATCACAGGGAGGTCGCCTTCGGTAACAACGTCAATACCCACCATAGCGTC